CTGATGCTTTCATAGTTATGTCAACAACATAAGACTTCCATGCTTGTTTCATTAAGTTAAGTTCTAACAACAGACTAGACCACTGGCCTTGTGCTGCACCTTCTACTTTTATTGTTACTATTTTTTCTTTCATATCTACAATGTAGGATTTTATATGACTATGTCAACCTTTCTTTTGATTTTTTTGTTGACGTTTTTCGTGTTTATTTCTTGACTTTTTGTGACGCCCCGGTCGTTTTTTAGGTTTATCACGAGGAGCTGTGTTTATACCAAATTTAGTTTTCTTTGCCATTACTCATTCCACTCTTTTACAAACACATTCATATCTGCAGGTTTATTTACATGTGGTAAATAACTTATCTTACCATTTATATGTTGTTCTAAATCAGAACCACAATTCATACATCTATATAATTCTTTTGTAAGTCCAACTAACATTGTATATTCATCGCAAGTAGGACACTTACCATTAACTATTTCTGCTGTAATTTTAACCATTATATTTTTTTCTATCGTATGCTTTCTTATTCTTTATCACTTTATTTTTAAAATGTCTAAGTTGTTTTGCAACAGGATTTCTTTTCTTATTTGCTTTCTTCATTACTCTAATATAAGCTTCTTGATCGATAAACTTCCATCAATATTTTGCTCTAATTCCGCCATAGATTTTATGCACTGGTACTTGACATGTCCATCAGGTTTTAACTGACGTTTAGCTACACGTGCCCCTTTGAGACATTCAGACATCGACGGCTGGATACGTGCTTCCTTGATCTCTCCCTGTACAATCATAAGTAGGGCTACCACTAACTCTGTCATACTGTCTTACCTTTGTTTATTCCTTGCTTTAACACATACTTTTGTGTACCATTCTTGCCAGTTTCAACTTCTTTTTTTAAATTTTTTACATAACTCATTTGTTTAGCTTTCTTTTCCATCGATTCGATGTAATCTATAATTTGTCTATTGATGCGTCCCGTTGCCATTTGCTCTTACCTTATCTTTTAATTCTTCTACATCTTCTAGAAGTTTTTCTAATTGTTCTCTTAAAAATTCTATATTAACTTTGTTTGTCATATTCATCTCTTGAGTCGCCTCCATTTTTTCGACGGTCTTATAAAGATCCTCGATTAAAAAATGTTGTTCCTGGTCCGTGGGTATTTGTTCAGACTTCTTTAACAGATCATTTTCAAACAACTCACGTGATGTCTCCAGCGATACTAGCCTTGCCGTAAGCTCGGTATAAGCGAACACGCCGGCTGCGACAAGTAAAATTAACGATGCTACCGTCTTCATCGGCATCTGTACAGCTGCTTCTTCACTTATATTTAAAGGTTTTTTACTCATTTAATTTTGTTCCATTCTTCGTTATCAACACCAGTTGTAGGTTTTGGTAACGGAAGTATCATAACCTCTTTTGGAGGCATTTTCAATTCACCCTTGTTCAATTTGGGTTTTCCTGAATTTATAAATTTATCTCCCATTAAATTGACGTCTGGGTTCTCTTTTTTATAATTATCTTTTAAATTATCCCAATGACTTTTAGTATCTTCAGGTCTAGTATTATCTCTTGTAGGAGTAACACCCCTACATTTAGCTACTAATAAATCAAAGTTAGAGTTATATGCAAGACTAGGATTACTATTAACCCTACCACACATCTTCATTAATTCTAATTGTTGTTTGATTGCTACGTTTTCTTTCGAAGTTTTACAATCTGTGCCTAAATATTTTCTGTAAGTAAATCTTAAAGCTTGTTGTTCGTTTGTACTACCATCACTATAATTATAATCAGTATCACGTCTTTCTGTACTTACTTCCATTTCTCCACATCTTACACCATAGTCGTTAAGATATTCGTTTTTAGGATATGCAGGATCTGCAAAAAATGCTAGTGCACATAACATTAAAATAAGTATTGCTGTAAATCTGTAATCCATCCTGGTGCTCTCCATAATTCATTACCTATTTAAATCTTTTATATCATAGTCGTGTTCTCTAACTTGATCTGCGAGTTGTCTGTATAAATTTTCTGCCATCTGCCATGTTGCTTCAGCTGATGATAGTCTTGTGTTTTGGTCTGTAATTTTATCTTCAGCAACTTTTAAATTTCTTTTAAGATCTATAATTTCTTGTTGATTAGTATTAATAGTATCTGTCAGATTAACAATATATCTAACACCAGTAAAAGTTCCGACCAAGACTGAAGCCACGACCGGAACTAATACAAAATTTTTTTTTAATAAACTTGCTAAATCCATTATTTAATTAGTAAAGCTACTACTGCTACTGCAATAATAATCACACAAATTTTGTGATTCATCCAATAAAACATAGCTTTGTCTTTTATTTTGTTAATCATTTTTTTTCTCCTCAATTTCATAGAAGAACTTGTCAGTATCTTCTGTACGCCAAGCTCTGCTATCTTCTACATTCCATTCAGATGTTTGCACTTTCCAATCAGGAATATCATCTTTTACAGTAAAAGAAGGTATGTCCCATATACATCTGTTGTTTGGCTGTGCTGCAAAATTACCATCATCAAGGGCAATTATGTGAGCGCACTTGTGTTCGTGCGGAATCTCTGAATGATCAGTGTCAAGTATATTACTTTCAGGATGTGCAAAGTCAACAGTAAATAAATATTTTCCTGGGTGCCATTTTTTATCTTTTCCTATGTATTTTCCTGCTTGTCCATCTAAAATATCCCAACGATGAACAGAAGGATAATAACTAAAACAATTCCAAAGCTGTAATTCATCAAGTCTTCGGGTTGGTACATCCTCGATTTCAAAACCGCGTTGGATAAATGCGCTAATAGGGAGGCGATAAAAGATTGCACCATTTTCCATAATAGCGTGAAATAATACAGCGTGACCTGTAAGAGCGCTAATACCAAAGATAATGCAGTCACTAACTTCTCCATGATGTTTTTTAAGATCATATAAATACTCTTTTCTTATTTGTGCATAAGTCGGTGGTATGTTTGCATTTAAGTAAGCCATAATTTATCCTCATTTAATATTACCCCAGTTTGGTCCAGATTCAAAGTCAACTTTATTCTTAACCTCTAGAGTTATAGTTTGTTCCATTGTTTGTTTGATCAACTCTGCTTCGTGGTCCGTGATTGAAAAACAAAGTTCATCGTGAATTTGTATATGAGGTATTATACCTTTTTCATATAAATCTACCATAGCCTTCTTTGTCATATCTGCAGCTGAACCCTGTATCAATCTATTCAAAGCTTTGTACGTAAATGCTGGCGTGTAGTATCTTTCAAACCAATCCATGTAATTTGGATCTATTTTCTTTTCTTTAAATTTATCTAAAATCTCTGCTTTAAATGCTTCTCTAGCCTGTTCTTCTGTATACAAAGTTACCTGATTAAATCTATTTGTTTCTGGGTTCCATTCTTTATTTGTTGTTTCCCATTTATCAAACCTGCAAAATCTATCGTACAGTGTAAATAATAATTTATTCTTTTTAGAAAATTCTATTAACTCTTGTGATAGTCTTCTAACAAAAGGTACTCTATTATGATAATCGTTAAATAAAGTCTTTGCTTCTGTTGACTCTAATCCTAATTCTTTCTGTAATTTTATCTTACCCATACCATAGAAGAGACCTAGATTAATTGTTTTTGCCTGTTTCCTGGAGATATTAGCCATGTCAGCGACTATCTGATGAAAATCTGCATCATCCTTGTCAAATTCTTCTTGAAGGTTCTCTGTGCCTGGTAAACCAATTTTAATAGCATAGTGTACTACAATACGAGGTTCTTGTTGTGAGTAATCAAAACTGCCCCATTTACATCCATCTTCTGGTATAAACAGTTCTCTCATCTTAGCACCAATATAGCCTTTCGATGGAATCTGTTGTAAGTTTGGATTGCTCATTGAGAATCTTCCCGTAACTGTACCACCTGCGTCCGATCTAATTTGATTTATATCTGCATGTATTCTGCCTTCATGCACATAACCTAAAAGACCCTCAATGAATGTGTTAACTGCTTTGTCATACTCTCTTGCTTTTGCAATCATACGTAAGCATTTATTCTCGTGTGTTTTTAAATAATCTTTTGGTAGTTGTGGCATTTTAGATTTAGGAGTGACTTTGTAATCAGTTATGCCTTGATGTTGTAATAAATTTTTTATAGATGAAGCTGCCCAGATATCTACTCTGATTCCAGTCTTGTTCTGTATTGCTTTTACTATTTGATCTCTACGTTTTTTAAGATGTCTACCAAACAGGATAGCTTGAGCGGTATCAATTTTAACGCCTTTAAATTTCATGTCAACTAAACATAAAAATAATTTTGTTTCTAATTCAAATATTTGTCTACAAGTTTTTTGCTCTCCATCGTCTTTTGTGTATAATACTTCATCAATTTTTTTATTAAATAAATTCCATAATTTAAAAGTTAAGTCCACATCTTGCTTTGCATATTCTTTTACTATTGATGCAGGTAACTTATGCATGTTAGTCATTGGATCTTTTACAGTCCCACCAGACCATTCTAATGTTTTCTGTTGTAAATCATATTTGTATTTAGAATCATTAAGATAATCTTTTGACAATGAATCTAGTGAGTATCTAAATCTATTCTCATCAATAACTGATGCAGCTATCATAGTGTCAACTATTTTACCTTTCATCATTTTACCTGTTACTGATCTAATCCAACATACATCGTACATTGCATTGTGAAATACTTTAGTAATGTTTTCGTTTTGAAAGATCTTCTCATTAAGAACATCCCATATCTTATTTATTCTTTCAGGATCTATGTCAGTGTCTGAGTGTTGAAGAGGAAAGTATGCAGTATCTTTTTCTGTTGCAACAGCTATACCACAAATGAAACCATCGTTTCTTATAGCACCTAAACCTTTTGTTTTAAGATTAGGATCATAAGTTTCTATATCAACTGCAACTGTATCTATACCTTTTAGATCTAAATCTTCTGGTGTATTACACATTATAATCTCTCTCCAGTATCATTTCTAAATAATGTATTGCCTTCTTTATATCTTGCTCTTTCCCTTTCGACTGATGTCGACAGATGTATTTTATAGCATTCCCTTCCGCAAAAAGCAATTTGTTCTCGTTTATAAACTCTGCTGGTTGAATCTTCATGGAAGAATAATGTTTCCCACCTACCTGCTCTTGTAATGATTTATATGTTGATCCTTTAAATATATCTTTGTGTGTCATCTTACTCCTAATTTGTATTTGTCTTGTGATGCTATTGTCCAACAGTCAAACTTACCTCGACTGTATGCTACATATTTTAATCTTAGCTGACTAAAATAATCTTCTGGTCTAAATCTTGTGTCATCAACAATTACGTTGTCAAAAGTTAAACCTTTTACAGTATGAATGTTTGCATATTTAACTCTGATGTCTCCATCTAAATCACATCCGTTTCGTAAAATTTTATTTATGTAAAGTATTCTGTCCTCTTCTGTTTTAGTTCTTACTAATGCAAAGTCTCTTTGATAACCTGCATTCTCTTTTAAATACTTG